CCGGATGGAGTGAGATACCGGCAGTATATAACGCTTTGGTATCTTCCAGTCAGAAAATAAACGGTCACTGGGATGCATTTGTGGTCGCAGACATCCCTATAAAGGACGCATCAGGAACAGTCGACACCATCGAAAAGGCCATAGCTTGGAAAAACAGCAACGGCTACAACGCAGAAAGGTCTAAAGTTTACTGGCCGATGGCAATAAATAACGCCGGTGAGAAATACCATCTTTCCACTATGGCAGCGGCCACGATGCAGAGAACAGACTTCTCCCATGACTCCGTGCCAATGGAAACCCCGGGCAATAAGCCGGTGGCCATTACAAGGCTCTATTTTGGCGAAGAAAGCTCCAATATGGGCTATGACCAGCAGACTGCCAACGAGCTAACCCAAAAAGGAATAAGTACGGCCGTATACTGGGGAGGCAACTGGGTCCTCTGGGGAGACCACACCGCAGCATACACATACGGAGCAGATGTAGACCCACGGGCCATATTTGATGTAAGTATGAGAATGTTAATGCACATCACTAATAGTTTCCAGCTAGAGTGGGGAACCAGTATAGACAAACCAATGACCCTGCAGTTAAGAGACACAATCTTAAACAGAGAACAGGAAAAGCTCGACGCACTTGTAAGCATGGGAGCACTTATCGGAGAGCCAAAGGTGCTATTCATTGAAACGGCCAACCCGGTCACAGATATGATGAACGGCGACTTCAGGTGGGATATTGCCGTTACACCGACGCCTCCACTTAAGAGTGCTACTGTTTACGTCACATATACTGACGAGGGCTTTGCTGCCTACTTTGGAGGTGAGGAATAATGTGGCTTGATATGAAGGGGCCAATAGTGGCCGACACCGTCTATGCAGACAACCAGCTATGTGCGAAAGACGTATCCGTGCAGCTTCCGGCAATTACGCCACTGGTGGGAGACTTTCAAGCCATGGGCACCATGTCGCTCCCGATAGTAGGCTTGATTGAGTCCATGGAGTTGACTATTACAAAAATAGGAGTGGATCTCGGGCTCGGCAGACTTGCTAGGCTGCAAAAACAAAATCTAGAGTTTAGATGGGTTCAAAATGTCGTCAAGGCAGACGGGACATCCCAACCAGAAGGGTGTAAGGCATTTGTGAGGGCGGTGCCAAAGAGTATACCCGGACCGTCCCTAGAAATCGGCTCCCCAACCGAGAATGAATTATCTTATGAAGTCACAAGGTATCAGTTGTTTGTAGCAGGAGTGGAACTTATCCTAGTTGACAGATTAAGCCAGATACTGCGAATAAACGGCATAGATTATTATTCAAAAATTCAAAGTATGTTATAAAAAACGCCTCCGGACACAAAACCGGGGGCTTTTTTAGAAAGGAGAGAGTCAAATGCAAACACTTAAAGGCGAGATCGTGCTCAATAACCCCATTACCGTAAACGGGAAAAAGGTTAAAAAGCTGACCTATGACGCCAATGAAGTCACATCTGCAATGTTTGCAGAGGCAGATGCCAGAAAGATGGCAGCCTCCGGGGCCAAAAGCGGAAACCTCTCCGGAGCTGTGGAGCTTGACTACGGGCTCCATTTATATCTCGGCTTTGCTGCCATTACAGCAGTTAACCCGGAGATAGATATAGCTGACCTTGAGAGGATAAAGGGCCCTGATGTCATGAAAGTGATGAAGGTGGGGAGAAATTTTATCATCAGCTCGGCGGGATCCGAGGAAGACAGCTCAGACGAGCAATCAGAGACTACGCCAGAGCTTTCCACACATCAGTTACAGAGCTCGAAAGAAGAAGAGTAACCGACTTTTTGACTGAATACTACGAAGCAGCACAAGACCTGCAGGAACAGGCCAGACGCAGAGAGCAAAGGATGAGGCCTATTTTTAGAGGACCGAGGAGGAGGTGAGGTAATTGGCCAAAAATAAAACTCTGCAAACTATCGTCCAGATCGCCGGTGAAATAAGCCCAACGCTGGGCAAATCGATAGAGGACGCAACTAATAAACTAGGAGGACTTAATCTTAAAGCTCTTGCAGTAGGTGCTGCAGTAGGCGGCATAGCCGTGGCCACGGGCAAGGCAGTGATAGAAGCAGGCAAATACCTCACTGACCTCGGCTCGGAATTTGATGCAGCGGCCGATGCAATTCGAATAGGAAGCGGAGCAACCGGTGAAGCTCTAGAGGGTCTACTGGATGATTTTGACGAGATATATAAGAGTGTGCCCACTTCCATGGAGGCTGCCAGCACTGCTGTAGCTGATTTTAATACTCGCCTTGGATTAAGTGGCCCAGTGCTTCAGGAATTATCTAAACAAGCTATACAGGTAAGCGACATGCTGGGCGATGACCTTTCAGGAGTAATTAAAGGCTCATCTGAAGCATTTCAGATATGGAATATTGAAGCTGACAAAATGAGCGAGGCAATGGACTATGTATTCAAAGCCAGCCAATCCACAGGCCTCGGATTTACGGATTTGATGAATAAAGCCCAGCAATTTGGGCCACAGCTTCAAGAGCTTGGTTATAGTTTCGAGGAATCCATAGCTCTTATAGGCCAGCTCGAAAAAGCCGGTGCTAACACAGATGAAGTGCTAGGGGCTATGAAAAGAAGCGTAGGCATGCTGGCCAAGGAAGGTATATCGGCCAGTGAAGGCCTGCAGATGTATTACGAACAAATAAAGAATGCAGGAAGTGCAGCAGAGGCCACGGCCATAGCCAATGAAATATTTGGAACCAGAGCCGGCTCGACCATGGCGGCCGCCATCAGGAGTGGAACACTATCGGTGGAAGAATTAACTGCAGAACTAAAAGCAAACAATGAGACAATAGAAACGGCCGCAGAGGACACCTACGACTTTGCAGAAAGGCTACAGTTGTTTAAGCAACGGGCACAGGTGGCTTTGAAGCCTCTGGCCAATACTATGTTTGACTCGCTTAATGCACTAATGCCGGTGGTAGAAAAGGCAATGGATGCACTCACGCCAGTGCTGGAGGACATCGTGGAGCTGACGGCCCCGCTAATTGATGATTTCTTTGGGCAACTAATTGACGTCTTGACACCACTACTCCCAGTCATCGTGGAGATAGGAGGCAAGCTCCTAAAAGCCTTAATTCCTCCAATTATGAAAATCATAAGCTCCATAATGCCGGTGCTTATAAAGGTGCTCAATGCATTGATGCCCATTTTGAATGTGGTCATCGAGTTGATAGGACCAATACTGGATTTAGTCATGGGCCTGCTTACGCCAATATTAGATTTAATAAGCGGAGCACTAACCCCACTGATTGAAGTCGTTTCACAGCTGATGCAGTTTGCTCTAGAGCCATTAAAGAATATCCTAGGAGTGCTGCAAGGTGTATTTACTTCAGTATTTGGAGTCATATCAACTTATGTAACAGAGCAAGTAAATAGGATCATATCGGTATTTACCGGCATTATTGACTTTATAAAAAATGTGTTCACCGGCAACTGGAAGGGAGCATGGGAGAATATAAAAAATATTTTCTCCACAATTGCCGAAGGGATAGGAGCGGCATTCAAAGCTCCTATTAATTTTATAATATCCGCAATCAACGGATTTATAGGCGGCATTAACAAAATCAAGATCCCTAAATGGGTGCCCGGTGTCGGAGGCAAAGGGATAAACATACCGCTCATACCAATGCTGGCGGCCGGAGGCTTCACCGAAGGCATAAGTATAGCCGGTGAAGCCGGCACGGAGGCGGTTATTTCCTTTGACCCAGCCTACAGAGCGGCCAACATAGGCTACTGGATGAAAGCAGGCGAAATGCTGGGAGTAATGGATCCGGCAATGGTCAATGCAGCAAGGCTGGCCAATATGGACGACTTCTCCCTAACCGACATGACAGAAAGCCATACTGTGGTCTATGACTTGGGAGGCGTCGTATTCGCTCCCCAGATTGAGATGTACGGAGACAGCAATAAGGACGAGCTGATAAAGAAGCTCAAAGAGCACGAGGAGGACTTCTTCGATTACCTCGAAGAATGGCTAAAGCAAAGGGAGGTCGGACGATATGGCCCGTCGTATAGTGGCATTTATTAACTAC